TTAGATTTAGATATGGATTTGGATACACCTGAAGGTGATGCTGAATTAGATTTAGATGTAGATATCCCTGAGAATGATATTGAGAAGGATGAAGAAGAAATAACAATTAAAGTTATTCAGAAATTAACTGGTAAGTTAGGTCAAAAATTAAGAACTTTAGATTCACAAGAAGGATTATCTTCTGAGGATATAAAGTATGTTTTAAATTCTATTATATCTGCAGTTAAATTAGAAAACTTAAGTGGTGAGGACTTAGAAGATATTTTAGCTAATTTTGAGGATGATGAAATAGATTATGGAGTGGAAGGTGAGTTAGACATTGAGGCTGGTGACGGTGAAATGGATTTAGACCTTGATTTAGATATGGGAGAGCCTGTGTCTGACGAAGAATTAGGTGAGGGTAGTGGTATGAAGACTATGGTTGATGAAATTTTTACAGAATCAAAAATAGACAAAGTATTATCTAAATACTTTACCATTTCTGAGGAAGAGAAAAAAATAACCGAAGATATGAAAGTTAAGAATTTCTTAACTGAAAAAATCAACAAGACACGAGTAATTTCAGAAATTAAACAAATGTCTGAATCTGTTGAACAACAAATATCTTCTGAGTTTATATTAAAAGAAAATAAGGAATCTAAATTTTTAGGTAAGACTAATAAAAACAATTTAGTTTTCGAAGTGGAAGGTAAACAATTTAAAGTATCACCCAGAGGAAAATTACTATGAAACTAATCTACGTCAATGAGTTAGGTCCTAACTATAAGGGAGATAACATATATGAATTTATATTCTCTGACGTAGAAGAAGTGTCGGGTGAAGATTGGGACTTAGAACCCGCAGCAGGAAGACCTTCTCCACCTAATATTGAGTACATTAAAAAAGTCGGTGTTTTGAGAAACTCAGAAGTTGAGTTAAATTTAGTTCAAAACTCAGACTTTTTTTCTGTTTATGACTCTGTTGAAGACGTTATTGCTTTAGGTTGGGAAAAATCAGATTCAGATTTTGTTATCGACGATAATCAAAAGAGATTGGTGTTTAGATACGGTGAATCTGTGAAATCGGTGGAAGATAAATTATATGAGAGAGATATAGTTCTTTCATACGAAAAAAGTTTTGTGACTCATGAATAAAGAAAAAAAAATAATATCATTATTAGAGGATAGATTTTCTTACCACACAATTAAGAAGATGTCTAATACTCACATTGATTTACTATATGATAGATTAATTAAAGAGGCTGAAAGTTATAATACAAAAACAAAAGTTTTTGATTTAGATAATGAAACAGATAGAAAAGAGTTAGATAAAGACGCTAATAGCGGTGGGGATAAGCAGATAACCGCAACCGACCAAGGAGACGTTGCAATAACAATGAAGAATGAAAGTGAAATATCTGAGGATGACGATTTAGCCAAGGCGGTAGAGGAACCTGGATTTAATCCTTACGCCGGTAATAGTCCTGGTAATACTGAAGGTCCTGCGGGTAATAACCCTAGTCCTGATAGTGACGGAATGGGTATCGCGGAAGAAGAAATTAATGAAGATGAGGTTATCGAATCGTTATTCGGAAAACCAAAATCAAAGAAGAAAAAAGAAACTGTAATTGTTCGACCACCCATTACCACCTTAGGAATGTTTGAACATAAAGAAAAAGTTAGACATATTGAAGAAAGTATACTATCTTTGGTAAATAAAAACAAAGGTAAGGTTATGACTAAAAAAGACGTACTCGAAGAACAGCCATCGATAGCTCCTGCTCGTCCTACGGTAAAACCCGGAGTAAAACCTGAAAGAGGAACACCTTATAAACCAAAACATTCCCCAAAACCTAAAGCGGGTACTGAGGTTAAACCGGCACAACCTAAAGTTAAGCCTGGTGTAAAACCTGAAAGAGGGACACCTTATAAACCAAAACATTCCCCAAAACCTAAAGCAAGTGATGAGACCGAGTTTCCGGAGTTTCTTAAATTCAACAATTTAAATATCAAGTTTAGTGATGAGTAATTTAACCAACAAAATACGAAAAGCAGTGCAAGAGCAAATCGAGTACGATGGACCTGAAAGAATGGATAGGGAAGTTGAAAGAAAAATCTCTAGCGGAGAAACTCCATTGTCTGACAATCCAGGGTTACCTGGAAAAGAAGAGGATGAGTTTGATAATTCATTTACTGAATTAGTGGCGTCTGAAAGATTTAAAGAAGTTGTTGAAAAGGTAAAGGGATACACGGGCATGCAAGACGTGTCAGGGCAAAATGCATTTATGCAGCTTCAGATGATGTTGATGCAGGCGGTTCAAGAAGTTAAATCTATTGAGTCTCAAAATGAGGGATATTTAGAGCAGTTGGCAGTTGATTTAGTTAAGCAAGAGTTATCAATCCCTGATGACGCATTTCAGTATGATGTTGAGTTACAATCAATGCCAGGTCAAATTGATACGTCAAAAATGATTTCTGAACCGGAAGAGTTAGAAGATGAAGAAGTTCAACAACAATTCGGGGTTGACTCAGAAGATGCTGAAGATGATTTGGAGAATTTTATGGCCGCCTTTGAAAAGTTCGATTTAGAAAAGGCGAAGAGAAGATTTATAAATTCTCTAATTCAAGGAGCATCCAAAAAAGGACATTATATGTTCCATTTAGTTGAAGAGCAGTTAAATAATATCGACCCTAAATTATTGAATCTATATGGTGTGTTAATGTCTATCAACGACTTACTTTACTGGATTATGCCAGACCAAATGATTATGTCTGCGGCTGAAAGTGGTGATGGAGTACAGGGTTCAGAAGAAGTTGATGAAACCACAGACCCACCCACTATAAGAGCTAAAGGTCTATTCTTTCCTGTATTAGTACATGAACTAATTAAGGGAGTATATGAGGTACTAGGAACACAAGGATTACCTGACGACCCTAAAGCCGCAGAAATGGTTATGGGTCAAACAGATACACTACCATATGAGGTATGGGACCTTAGATTAGGTCCAGTAATATGGGATAAGTTTAAATCTTCATATCCTGATAAGATATATGAAGACGATATGAGAGAGATTCAGAATTACTTATTCTCAAGGTTTTCATCATTATCTACTGATGAATTTTTTGAAGTGGCAAGAATGATTTTATCTGGCTCAGAGGATGGTAAGAAAGTTGTGTCTAAAATGGTTGATGAAATTATTGAAGAGTTAAAGGGATATGAATATGAGGATGCTATTTCTCAATATAGTGATAATGACGACGATGAAGGAGATGATGACGACTTATCTAATTTATTAGGTGATTTAGGTATTTCCTTAACATAAAAAAATCTTAAAATGTCTATATGGCGTTAACTAAAGAGAGAGTATTATTAGAGTATGCGAGATGCGTAAAAGACACCTCATACGCATTAAAAACATATTTACAAACATATGATAACACTCAGTCAAAATACGTACCTTTAGAGTTATTTCCCGACCAAGAACATTTAATAAATGATTATGATACGTTTGAGGAAAACATAGCTCTTAAATATCGTCAAGCTGGTGTATCAACAGTAACATCCGCTTGGATATCTAAAAAGCTCGTTACAGCATCTAAATCACAACCTGAAAAAATACTTATTATTGCTAATAAACTTGACACATCTGTTGAGATGGCAAGTAAGATACGAGTATTTATCAGTCAATGGCCATCATGGTTTGGTGTAGATTTTTCTATTGAAAAAAACTCACAGAGACATTATAAACTAACTAATGGGTGTGAAGTTAAATCTGTTGCCACATCAAAAGACGCACTTCGTGGATATAGTCCTACGATACTTGTATTTGACGAGGCGGCTTTTATTGACGCTGATAATGATTTTTGGTCTGCGTGTATGGCTTCTCTATCCACAGGTGGTAAGGTTATTGTAATTTCAACACCTAATGGATTCGACCCCATATACTACTCTATATATGACCAATCATTAAGGGGTTTAAATGATTTTAAAATAACTGAAATGTACTGGTATCGTGACCCTCGATACGCTAAGGATTTAAAACTCATTAAGTGTAGTGATATTATTCATTATATGTTAAATAGAGAAGATTATAATGACGATGATATAGTTATTGAATACGGACATATATCTCCGATGTTAAGGGATTTTGATGAAATTAAATCAAAATTTCTTGACGGATATAAACCTTATTCTTCGTGGTTTGAAGGTATGGCTAAAAAACTTAAATTTGATAGACGTAAAATTGCTCAAGAATTAGAGTGTAATTTTTTGGGTTCAGGAGATAGTGTTATCCCTGCCGATACCGTAGAGAAAATAAAAGAAAACTTTATTCGTGAACCTGAAAATAAATTTATGGGTGGAGCTCTATGGCAATGGAAAGAGCCCGTTGTTGGTCACAAGTATATTATGGGTATTGATGTTTCTCGTGGTGATAGTGAGGATTTTACGACTTTCTGCATTATAGACTTTGATGAGAGAGAGCAGGTATTAGAATATTTAGGTAAGGTCCCTCCTGATGTTGCTGCCGAGATAGCTTTTAAATGGGCGACTATGTATTCCGCTTTTGTTGTTATTGATATAACAGGTGGAATGGGGGTGTCTACATCAAGAAAACTACAAGAGATGAATTATAAAGACTTGTATGTTGAGGGAACTAACACTGCGGATAAATGGAAATATAACCCTAACACAGTAGAAAAGATACCTGGACTAAACTTTAACTCTAAACGAGTTCAGATAGTCGCAGCTTTTGAGGAGGCTTTAAGACATAATTTCATAGTACGTTCAAATAGGTTAATGAATGAGTTAAATACATTTGTCTATGTAAATGGTAGACCAGACCATATTAAAGGACAACACGATGACCTTATAATGGCCATGGCTATGGCTATATATGTAGGTGAGAATTCTTTCACACAACTTGAAAAGGTTACCGACCAAACAAAGGCAATGATGGAGAGTTGGATGGTTAACGAAACACCCGTTAAAAACTCATCCATGGACTTCAACCCAAATATCCCCGTGATGCCAAATAATCACAATAACAATCACCATAGAAGTATTAATGGATATACCAAAAAAGATTATGAGGATTACGGATGGTTATTTGGAGGGATGAGAAGATAAACTTTAATTAATTCAATTAAGGTTTATATTTATCTAAAAAAAAGATGGCTGATAATAATTATACAATATGGCAGAGACTGACGAAGGTGTTCGGACCGGATTCTACTCTTGACCAACAAGCCCCGGTATATAATTTTGATAAGAAACAAATATTAAAAACTACCGATAAAAAAGAATTCGAAAAAGAGAAGTTACAATCTCAACAGACCCTGTACTTAGGACAGCAGTGGCAAAAAATAGAAAATAACTTATATACACAAGCGGTATATTACGAACCGACTCGATTGGCGTCTTTTTATGATTATGAGAGTATGGAATATACTCCGGAAATATCAGCAGCTTTAGATATATATTCTGAGGAATCAACAACACCTAATGAAGATGGTCATATATTACAGATTTATTCAGAAAGTAAAAGAATTAAATCAGTTTTAGCCGATTTATTTAATAATAGATTAGATATAAATACAAATTTACCTATGTGGACACGTAACGCATGTAAATACGGAGACAATTTTGTATATCTAAAATTGGACCCTGAAAAAGGTATTATGGGGGCACAACAATTACCTAATATTGAAATCACTCGTCAAGAAAGGGGTATGAAGATGACCAACCAAAGAAATTCTACAAATACAGAAAACGATTCTTTAAAGTTCTTGTGGCAAACTAAAGACATGGCATTTAACACTTGGGAAATAGCTCACTTTAGATTATTGGGTGACGATAGAAAACTTCCTTATGGTACGTCTATGTTGGAAAAAGGTAGACGTATATGGAAACAGTTAATATTATCTGAAGATGCGATGTTAATATATAGAACATCACGAGCACCTGAAAAAAGAGTATTTAAGATTTTTGTTGGAAATATGGATGACAAAGATGTTGAACCATACGTAAATAGAGTCGCAAACAAATTTAAGAGAGACCAAGTGGTTGATTCAAGTAATGGTAATGTAGATTTACGATATAATCAGATGGCTGTAGACCAAGATTACTTTATACCTGTTAGAGACCCTAACGCACCTAACCCTATCGATACTTTACCAGGAGCTCAA